TCTGCGCCTCAACAGCCCCGGCGGCTCGGTCTTTGATGCAGTCGCCATTTACAATGCGCTGAAGCGCCATGCGGGCGACATCACCGTTTGGATCGATGGCATCGCGGCCTCGGCGGCAAGCTACATCGCCATGGCGGGCGACACCATCGTCATGCCGGAAAACGCCTTCCTGATGATCCATGACCCCTCAGGGCTGGTCATGGGCACGGCCGAGGATATGCGGTCAACGGCCGAGGCGCTCGACAAGGTGAAGGGCAGCCTGATCCAAGGCTATGCCGCGAAATCGGGCAAGTCTGACGACGAAATCGCCGCCTTGATGGCGGCCGAAACCTGGCTTGATGCGAAAGACGCGCTGGATCTCGGCTTCATCGACCGCATCGCCGAGCCTGTGAAACTCGCCGCCTCTTTTGATGTCGCGCGCTTCCGCAATGCGCCGCCGGAATTGGTGGACGCGGCAAGTGAACCCGATGAGCCCGCAATCCCGGAGCCCCAGGCCGAGGGTGTTGCCGACGCCAACGCCCAGCCTGACCCTGAATGCCCGGATGAAAAAGCGCCAACCTTGGCCGCAAGTGAAACCACAGTGGCCGATGCTGCGGCAGTCCGAGCAGAGGCCATCGCCCATGCGCGGGCCGTGATCGATCTCTGTCGCCTTGCAGGCCAGCCGCAGATGGCTGGGCGCTTCCTCGAAGAGGATGCCAGCCTGGACGAGGTCCGCAACCGGCTTCTGGCGGCAAAGGCCGAGGCAACACCCGACATCACAGCGGCCCATGCCCAGCCCGGGCGCGCGGCCACCACAAATCCCTGGGGCGAGGTCATCGCCCGCACCTTCAAGACGAAAGGATAAGCGTCCATGACCACGCTCACTGAAGGCAAACACGCGGGTGGCTTCCTCGTCTGGGAAGTCCTGCGCGATTACACCCGCGAAACCGTCACCATCGCCTCCGGCGCAGGCAAGCTCGAGCCCGGCACCGTGCTCGGAAAAATCACCACCGGAGGCAAGTTCACGGCCCTCGCGCCCGCCGCCACGAACGGCAGTCAAAATGCCGCTGGCATTCTCTGGGCTGGCGTCGATGCCACGGCGGCCGATGCCCCGGGCGTCGTCGTCCTGCGCGGCCCCGCGCTTGTGAACCAGCATGAGCTTGTCTGGCCTGATGGTGCAACCGCGGCCCAGATCACCGCCGCCACCACGGCTTTGGCCGCGCTCGGCATCATCTTGCGTTAAGCCTGAGAGAGAAAGGACATCCCCATGGCAACCATGGACATCTTCGAGGGCGACGCCTTCAGCATCATCGAGCTCACCCGGGCTCTGGAAAACATCCCCTTCAAACCGGCGATCCTGTCGGGTGCAGGCCTGTTCGGATCGCGCGGTGTGCGCCAACGCACCGTCATGATCGAAAGCCGCGATGGCACACTGTCGCTGATCCCGTTCTCGGAGCGGGGTTCGGCTTATGAGCAGCAGGTGCCCGAGCGCCGAGACATGCGCGCCTTCGTCTGCCGTCAGTTCAAGAAGCAGGACGTGCTCTGGGCCTCTGAAATCCAGGCCATTCGCGACTTCGGCTCGGAAACCGCCACCCAACAGGTGCAGACCGAGGTCGCCCGCAAGATGGCGCGGCTCAGGAATGACGCCGAGGCGACCTTTGAGTTTCACCTCTTCAATGGCATTCAGGGCGTGGTGAAGGACCCGAAGGATGGCGCCACGGTCATCAACTACTACACCGAGTTCGGCATCACGCCGGCCGCCGAGGTCGACTTCGATCTCGACAACCAGTCACCTGCCTCGGGCGCCCTACGCAAACGCTGCCAGGCGATGATCGAAAGCGTCGAGGACAGCCTTGGCGGATTAGCCGCTGGGCAGGTGCAGTTGCGTGCCGAATGCGGCTCGGCATTTTTCTCCGACCTCGTGGCCCACAAGGAGGTACGTGAGACCTATCTCAACACTGCCGCTGCCGCCGATCTGCGGGGCAGGGTAGGGGAAGAGGTCAGCTTCGGCGGCATCACCTTCCGTCGCTATCGGGGCGGGCTTGGCTTCGGCGTGCCGACCGACAAGGCGTATTTCTACCCGGAAGGTATCGAGGGTCTCTTCGAGATCTACTATGCTCCGGCCGACACTTTCGAGACGGTCAACACGCTCGGCCTGCCGCTTTATGCGCGCATGATCCCTGATCGCGACCGTGACGAATGGGTGCGCCTCGAGATCGAAAGCAACCCGCTGCCGATCTGCACCCGGCCGCAGGTGCTGCGGAGTGCAAGGCGTACCTGATGACGGTGGTTGCAGCTGCGATCGAGGCTCTCTTTGCTGATCCAAACCTCTCAGTCGAGTTCTGGCATCGTGATGGTGAGGGGAGCTTCACGAGGGGAAGGGGCATCCTGCGCAGGCCTGATGAGATCACGGAGTTTGGGTCGGCGCGGCTCTTGTCTGAAACCACCCGGATTGATGTTCGGGTGGCGGATATTCCGGACCCTCGACCACAGGAACAGATCTTGATCGGCGAGGAAACCTTCCTGATCCAGGGCGAACCGCAGCGTGACCGCGAGCGGCTGATCTGGACGATTGAGCTGACCCCTGCATGAAGCTTGGCCTCGACATCACACCGGACTTCGTTGCCGTGATGGCAGCCGAGGTCAAGGCGGGTGAAAAGGCCGTCAGCGCCGCGATGCGCGAAGCTGGCACGGATCTGAAGTCTGCTTGGCGCGGGCAGATCACGCATGCGGGTCTGGGGAGACGGCTTGCGAACTCGATCCGGAGCCAGACCTATCCCAAATCTGGCGAAAGCCTGAAAGCAGCAGCGCTTGTCTGGTCGAAGGCGCCGGTGGTCGTCGGCGCGCATGACACTGGCCCTCTGATCCGCTCAAAGGACGGCTTCTGGCTGGCGATCCCGACGGAGGCGGCAGGACGCGGGTTGCGGGGTGGAAGGATCACGCCTGGCGAATGGGAACGGCGACGGGGCTTGCGGCTGCGCTTTGTTTACCGCCGTCTAGGCTCGAGCTTATTGGTTGCTGACGGGAGGCTCAACAGTCGCGGCCTCGGCGTGGCCTCGCGCTCGAAGACTGGGCGCGGACGTACCACTGTGCCGATCTTCCTGCTGGTGCCACAGGTCAGGTTGCCGAAGCGGCTGAATCTCGACCGTGATGCTGAACGGGCGCAGGCGACGGTGCCGAGGTTGATTGTGGGGAATTGGGTGGATGTCAAATTCTGACATGGACGAAGGCTAACAATCCCTCCCTCGCTTGATTGGCGGAAACTGCAAGGTTACCTTCCTCGAAGATCTTGTTTGTTTTCTCCGGAGTATGTCATGTCTGTCAGACCATACCTTCTTTCCGCTTTGATGGTCACGCCACTACCGGCACTGGCGCAGGAGGGAAACCTGGCGCTCGAACTCACCGAGATCGAACGCCAGATCACTGAAGTGGAAGCCGAGGCATCAAGATATGATGGCGGCCTCATCGTCGGGTTGATCGACGCCCGGAAAGAAGCGCTTCTTCTGGCGCGAACACTGATCCAGAACCGCATGCTAGCGGAGGAGGGCAAGGCGACAATTGAGGTAGTCGTGCCGGCAATTCAGCCCGACCCGAGCCGTGCAGAGCAAATTCTGGGCGAGATGGCGGCTGCCCAAGCACGCATCAAGGAAGCTGAAAAGGAAGCTGCAAACGCCGGCGGGCTAATCCAGGCTCTCGCGCTCAGTCGCGTGGAAACGGAAAAGTTGACACTGGCCCAATTGCAGATGGGATATCTTCAGGCTCGCTATGGCATAGCCTTCCCCATTGCGCAGGTTCAGGCTCCGGAAGCTGCAGACCGAACCCCCGCTGCGGCAGAGCCGGTTGACGATCCCGTCGAAGCCGGACAAGGGGTGGCTTGGGCAGACCCCCGCTTTCCGGAAATTGACTACACTCTTCAGCCTTTCGAACAAGCGCACCAAGAAGGCCACAAGATCTCAGGTTGGTGGACGATCCAGACAAAAAGCGCGGCTGTCGATGACAGCCCGCAGATCACGGCGGTGAACTATTCGGAGTACGAGCCGAACAATTTCATGGGATTCACCGCCTTGATCGGACGCTGCATGGAGGGTGAAACGGCGCTGATCTTCGTTCAGGAAGACTTCCTGATGAATGACTTTCGGCGGAATTCCTTCGAGATGACCATCAGGATCGACGACGAACCGGCCCGACAGGCGCGATGGAGTAGTCTGACAAGCAACAAGGGAGCCGGCCTCTTCGGTCGCGACGCGGAAGCCTTCATCCGAACGATCTACGACGCCGACCAAATGTTCCTGCGTCTCGTGGAATCGAATGGCCAACGCCACGACGCGGTTTTCGACCTGTCCGGTGGGCAAGATGCCTTCGAGGAAGTCGCTGCGGCCTGCGGATGGACCACACTGTCGCTCTCCACAGACGACTACCGTGCGATCCAGACCTTGCTCAACGCGGGCGGTTTCGATGCCGGCACGCCCGATGGTCAGTGGGGCCCTGCATCCCAAAGGGCGATGCGCTCCTATCAGTCGTCTGTCGGGTTGCCGGAAACAGGCGCGCCAGACAGGGCGACCCTTCAAAGCCTCGGCTTCGACAGCTTAAACCACTAGCCGCTTTAGGCTACTCTTGCCGTGGTTCTTGTGACCGCGCACTATTGACTGGCGGTCCAGGACAGTATGCCCACCCCACGCGAAACTATCCTCGCCGCGCTGCACGCGCGGCTCGCGTCGTTGCCCGCAACCGCTCTGCGTGGCGAGGTGCTGCCCGAACGCGTGCCTGCCGATGGCCTGCTGATCCTGCGCGACGGTGATCCGGGGGAGCCGGAGGTCACGCTTTCGCCGCTCGCTTACCACTACCAGCATCGCGCCGAGATCGAGGCGGTTGTGCATGGCACCGACCGCGACGCGGCCTTCGACACGCTGTCCGCCGGTATTGGGACAGCGCTCGCTGACGACCGAACGCTCGGTGGTCTTTGCGATTGGATTGAGGCGGAAGCGCCGCAGCCTGTCGACCTACCGGTCGAAGGCGCAACCAGCCTGAAAGCCGCCGTGATCCCGGTGGTACTGCACTATTCATTGGCCGATCCGCTCGGCTGATCCCGAAAATCTGAGGAGTTGAAACATGGCACGAGCCCAAGGGGCGCGGGCGCTAATGGCGCTTGCGTTCGAAACGACTTATGGCACGCCACCAGCGAGCGGTTTCTCAAAGATGCCCTTTGCCAGCACCACGCTGGGGGCGGAGCAACCGT